GGTGCTGCTGCATTCTCTGGTGGAGATGAGTAAGTCAGATAAAGAGGTTATTGCTAACCTAATAAAAGCCTTAAATGGTACTAAAGAGTCTGCTCCTATTAGATATAAGAAAGAACTTGACATTGAATATACACCACAACCAGACGTAAAGTTAGTGGTAAATAACAGTAAAAAAGGACTATTATAATGGCTATAAGTTCTGCTGCAAAAAAAGCCTTTAAAAAAGGAATATCTACAGTTAAAAAAAATAAAATGACAACATTTTTAGCAGGTTCTGCTGTAGGTACAGCTGGCTTAGGTGGGTTAATGATTGCTAAGAAAGAACCTAACATTTCTATTGGTAAGGGTTTTACAGACCCAACAACTGGTAAGTATGTTCCTAGTCTTAAACAAGTTATAAAGAAAAAAAGGAAAAAGAAAAATGGCTAAAAGCTTAGTTACACTTGCTGAAGAAATATCTTCGCTATCAGCTAATGAGTTACAAACTCTTGGTAAGATAGTTATGGCAAAACAACAAATGGTACAACCACAGCAACCAGGACAAGTATCTAATGTACCTGGACCTATGGGAGCTGCACCTGTACCACCACAAATGAATCAAATGCAACAACCAAGACGTATGGCTCCGCCATCGACTAGAGATGCAATGATGCCTGGTTTACTAAATAGATAATGGTTCGAATAAGTAGGTTTGGTAGTAATTTTTTTACAAAGCCTAAACCTAAACCTAGTTTCTTACAAAAAAAGAAATCTGAAAGAGTAGTAACAGGTAAACTTAAAACAACTGTAAAAAAAGATACTTTAAATATATTAAATAAAACTCAAAAACCTAAAGAGGCTGTAAACATAACCACTAAACAAGGTGGTACAAGTTTATTTAAAATAGATAAGATTAAAGATAAACAGAAGATGGGTTTGACTAGAGAAAAAAGATTACAAGCTATAAAAGATTCTAAACAATCTAGAGGTAAAACTATTACTAGAAGTCAAACAAAACAAGAACGATTAATAGAACCTAAATACAAAACTAATAAACGGAGAACATAATGATAGGTAAAGCAGTAAAAGGCGTAAAAAAAGTCCTAAAAAAGAAAAAGAAAAAAAGCAAGAAAAAGTCTACAAAAAAGAAATCAGTATTAGGCGGCGCACAAAAATTAGCAGGTAAAGCATTACTTAATCCAGTAACAGCTGGTGGAGCTATTGGCGGTACTTTAGCTTATGGACAAGGTAAAGCTGTACAACGTGGTAAAACTAATAGACTTAATGAAGCTCTAAGACGTAGAGGCGTAAGAGTATAATGACACATGGCGGTAAAAGACCAGGAGCTGGTAGACCTAAAGGAGTTAAAGATGGCAGTAAAGGCGCTAATCTTGAAGCTAAAATTAGGGGTGCTAGTAGAACACCGTTGGATTATATGTTGAATGTTTTAAACAATCCTGGTACTTCTCCTGAACGGAAGATGTGGGCTGCAGAAAAAGCCGCACCTTTTGTGCATGCTAGATTAGCAAGTAAGGAACATAAAATAACTGGTGATAGCAAAAAACCAATTAGTATAAACTTATGCCACAGTCCAGAAAAGGAATAGCTAACAAAGAAATAACGATACCGTTTAAACCTCGTAAGTATCAATGGGAAGTATTCCAAAACTTAAAAAGATTTAATGTTATTGTTTGTCATAGACGTTTTGGCAAGACCTGCCTAGCTATATGGAAACTAGTAGCTACTGCAGTTGAAAAAGATAATGCTAGACTAGCTTATATAGCACCTACCTACCGACAAGGTAAAGCTGTAGCCTTTGACTATCTCAAAGAATACACAGCACCATTAATGCAACTTGGTGGTGGTAGAAACGAAACAGAATTAAAGATAGATTTACATAACGGATCAAGAATACAGATATTCGGTGCTGACAATCCAGATTCACTGCGTGGTTTAGGGTTTGATGGGGTAGTATTAGATGAATATGCTTTGATGTCACCTAGAGTATGGACAGAGATTATTAGACCTGCTGTATCTGACAAATTAGGTTATGTTATATTTATTGGTACTCCAATGGGACATAATCAGTTCTGGGAAGTATTTGATTTTGCCAGACGTACTGATAGTAAAGATTGGTATGGTTGTATGTACAGATCATCTGATACTAAAGTTATCCCTGATTGGGAGTTGGAAGATGCACAGCGCACTATGCCAGACTCACAATTTGAACAGGAATATGAATGTTCATTCAATGCTGCAGTTCAAGGATCCTATTATGGTGCTTTAATGGAACAAGCAGAAAAACAAAAACGTATAGGTGATGTACCATATGATCCTACAATAGATGTAGAAACATGGTGGGATTTAGGTATTGGCGACTCTACTGCAATTTGGTTTGCACAACGAGTTAATAACGAAGTAAGACTAATTGATTACTATGAAACAAATGGTGAATCATTAGCATTTTATGTAAGTAAGTTAAATGAGAAACCATATAACTATGGCGCTCATATAGCTCCACACGATATTGTAACTAGGGAACTAGGCACAGGTAAATCTAGATTGGAAGTAGCTGCAGAGTTAGGATTAAACTTTGAAGTAGCTCCTAAACTAGAAGTAGATCACGGTATAGAATCCGTAAGGAATACACTACCTAATTGTTGGTTTGATAGAATAAGATGCAAACAAGGCATCGAGTCTCTCAAACAATATAAAAAGGTATTTGATGATAAGAACCAAGTCTTTAAAAATAAACCCCATCATAACTGGGCATCACACGGATCAGATGCATTTAGGTATGGGTGTGTAGGCGAAGCGCCTGAAAGAACAGATTGGGCTAAAGATATTAACGTAGATACAAGGTATATAATTTAATGGCAAAGTCTCCTGCATGGCAACGTAAAGAAGGTAAAAGTTCTTCTGGTGGATTAAACAAAAAAGGTGTAGCATCGTACAGACGTGCTAATCCAGGTAGTAAACTAAAGACTGCTGTAACTACAAAACCAAGTAAATTAAAAAAAGGATCTAAAGCTGCTAATAGAAGAAAATCATTTTGTGCAAGAATGGGTGGCATGAAGAAACGATTAACTTCTAAAAAGACTGCTAATGATCCAAACTCAAGAATTAATAAAGCATTAAGGAAATGGAATTGCTAAATGGATGAATATAAATTAAAGGCTCTGATAGCATCTGAGATACAAACCTCAATGGGGTATCTTGGCGGTGAGCTAACAGAACAAAGAACAAAGTCTTTAGAATATTATTTTGGTGAACCATTTGGTAATGAACAAGATGGTAGATCACAAGTAGTAAGTACTGATGTAGCTGATACTATAGAGTCTATCTTACCTACAATAATGCGAACATTTACTGCATCACCTAAAGCAGTACAATGTATTGGTAATAAGCCAGGCGATGAAGCTGCTGCTAAACAAGCTACTGATTATTTAAACCATGTCTTTTATAAAGATAATCCTGGTTTTACATTAATGTATACCTTCTTTAAAGATGCTTTATTGCAGAAAAATGGTATTATGAAAATCTTTTGGGATGATTCATTAGATGTAGAAAGATCTACTTATCAAGGTCTGACTGATGATGAGTTTGCTATGCTTATAGCTGATCCTGAAGTTAAAGTATTAGAACATACTGAGTACGATATTGATGATGAAGAAGCTTTAAAAGAAGCTGCTGATTATATAGAAGCTCAAGGAATGCCTGCAGATGTACAGTCTAGTGGTAAGATGCATGATGTAGTAGTAAATAGAATGAAGAAAAAAGGGCAAGTACGAATAGAGAACGTACCACCTGAAGAATTCCTTATTGCTCGTAATGCTAAAACTATAGAAGATGCACACTTTACAGCGCATAGAAAATATATAACTCGTTCAGAATTAGTTGAAATGGGTTTTGATCCAGAAGAAGTAAAAGCTTTACCTACTGATAATGATCAGAGATATAGTGAAGAAAGAACAACCAGATATGAAGATTTAGATTATAACTCTTTAAATAGACATACTGCATCTGATACAGCAAACGAACAAATACTTATTTACGAATGCTATATGAAAATAGATGAAGATGAAGATGGAATTGCGGAATTACGCAAGGTAACTGTAGCAGGCGACAGCTCATATAAAATTTTAGACAATGTGCCTTTTGACAGACAACCCTTCGTAAGTGTTACACCTATTCTAGTGCCACACCGTTTTTATGGTCGTTCTGTATCTGAACTAGTAGAAGATGTGCAGTTAGTTAAATCAACTATTATGCGTCAACTATTAGACAATATGTATTTAACTAATAACAATCGTATTGCAGTTATGGATGGTCAAGTAAACATTGATGATCTATTGACTAACCGACCGGGCGGTATTGTAAGAACTAAACAACCACCACAATCAGTTATACAACCATTGCAATCACAGCCTTTAAATCAACAGGCTATGCCGCTATTAGAATACTTAGATGTAGTTAGAGAACAAAGAACTGGTGTAACTAGATACTCACAAGGTATGGATGCTGATTCTTTAAACAAAACAGCATCAGGTATTAACCAGATATTAACTCAAGCACAATTAAGAGTAGAATTAATTTGTAGAGTTTTTGCTGAAACAGGTGTCAAGGAGTTATTTAAAAAGATTCTTGAGACTGTTATCAAGTATGAAACTAAAGAAAAAATTATTCGTGTAAACGAACAGTACGTTGCTATGATGCCGATGGAATGGGTTAATAGATGTAACGTAGATATTCAAGTAGGTCTTGGAACAGGTAGTAAAGAACAAGAGCTTGCTATTCTCAACAACATATTGGAGAGACAATTACAAGCAATTAATTTACAGAAATCTGCTGCTGGTCCTATGGTTAATTTAAGAAATGTACATAATACATTAACTAAATTGGTTGAAGCTGCAGGACTTAAAAATGTTGAGACATACTTTACTGATCCTATTATTGGTGCGCAACAAATGCCAGCTCCACAACCACCACCACCAACAGAATTTGAAAAGGTTACACTTGCACAAGTACAAGGAGAAAATCAACGTAAGATCCTAGATATGCAAGTTAAAGAGAAAGAACTAGATCTTAAAACACAACAAATGGTGTTAGAGTTTGAGACTAGAATAAAAGAGTTAGAAGCTAAATACCAAGTGCAGTTTGACTCTAATGCTATCAAGCGTGAAGCCATGAATACTAATAAGGGTGGACAGTCACCACAATTAGGTGATATAGGTGATGAAACACAAAGACAGCAACAAACTTTCTTTAACCCAAACAACTCTAGATGAACGAAAACGATTTAATAAGAGAACAAAATAAAGGCGCAAAAGCCAATACCATATTAGAAGATGAACTATTTATAGAGAGCTTTACAATGTTAAAAGCTGCTTATGAAAAAGAAATGGTTCAGACTTCCTACAAAGATTCAGAAGCTAGAACAGCTATCTGGGTTGCCTGGCATCAGTTAGACAAGGTTAAATCCCACCTGACTGAGATAATGAATACAGGTAAACTTGCTAGTAAACAACTGCAAGATTTAAAAAAACCTTAAATAGGAGGACTATATGTCTGATGCTGAACAGCAGCCAACCACAATTAGTGGAGCTGCAGAAACTATAAAGGGCTTGTTGAACCAATCAGCTGATACTCAACCTGCACCAACTGAGACCGCAACGGTTACAGAAGAAACATTAACGCAAACTGATGAGCCAATTGCTCCCAGTAACGTTCCTGACGAACCTAATGCTTTGTCTGAAGAATACGATGAATCAGTTGAATCTGACATTGTGGAAACTACAGAGTTATCGGAGGAACCCATATTCCCTGTTGTAATAGACGGACAAAAATATGAGGTCAACCAAAACGAACTCATCAATGGTTATCAACGACAAGCAGATTATTCTCGTAAAACAGAGGAACTATCTATCGAGCGCAAGCAACAAGAAGATCAGATCCAACGTGAACGAGATACTGTTCAAACACAAATGGCTAATTTACATTCGCTTGAACAATCACTTAAATCCCAATTAGACTCTGAATTACAGAGTATTGATTTTGATAGAATGTACGAAGAAGATCCTGT